TTAGAAGTAATCATCAGTTCCTGTAGAGGATCTGATGATTACTTCTAAATCTGTGTCTGCAAAAATCTTGAAGGTATAAGCAAATACTGTTGTGCTTGAATTACCTGAGTAGGAGTTCTTTACTGTAGTTGAAGATACTGTCATATTACTCTCTCTATATTAAATTATCTATCCTTTGTCTATCTAATTTCTTTAAACCTTTTTAAACCTATTATTGCTTCATCTATCATTTGATCAGTTAAAGACCTAATAAAAAACGCTTTTTCTTCTGGAGAATATCCTTTTTTAGAATTAAATATTTTTCTAATACCATCTTCTTTTATTTTTATAGCATTATAAGTTATTTCTAAATCTATATAATTAGGTGGTAATTTTTTTTCCTCTTTAATTGCAAGATCATATTGACCAGCATCTTGAAATTTTTTAACAGCTGCTTGTCTTTTTCTTACTTTATTAAATTCATCATAAAAATTTTGTATAGGTTCAGCATTTCTATCTGGATCTCTTACTGCTAAAACTTTAAAAAAAAATTGTTCTGTTAATCTTTTTTCTGGTAATATTGGATCTTCAACTATACCAGATTTTAAAAGTATTTTATCAATAGCTTGAGTTAAAGCTCTACCTACTGGTCCAGTCCAACTTCTAATTGCGTTATCAATTTGAACTGGACTTGACATAGTAGAAAAATCATCACCATTAATTTTTCTAATTAAAGTACCTATTTTTTTTGATGTTTCAGATGTGTAATTAGTTACTTGATATTCTGGTGGTAAATTTTTTATTGAATTAGGTATTACTGGTTGTCCAGTAAATAAACTTTTATTACTCCATGACTCAAAAATAGGTTTACCTATATCCGGTATTGGAACTAAACTCATTGCTGTATCTTTTATAAAAGTATTTAAAAAATCATTAATAGCATCTGGATCTTTATCATAATAATAATCTAAAAATCTTTCAGTACCAGTACCAAATAACAAACCTAACTCAAATGGTTTTGGTAAAGGAAAATAAAAATATCCTTTTTCAAAACCTAAACTATCAGTTAATGTTGAATTAGTTATTTTAAAATTCCAAAATAAATCTTTTCTCCATCTAGGAAGTCTTTTATAATCTGGATCATCGTGATTTTGAATCCAATTATATAAACTTATTGTTGTAATATAACCAAGAGATTTAGCTGTTGTTTGAATTGGTCTTTGTTTAAATGCTTCTACAATAGAAGTTAAAGAACCTAGTCTTGCAGTAAAAAATGCTGATACTAAATTAGCTTGTCTTGAAGCAGCTCCTACTCTACCATAATCAACTGGATTTATTTTAGTATCAAATCCTGCTTTTCTTATTGCTTCTTTTAATGGTACTCCTTTTTTTAAATATCTTTGTAATGACAATTTAAAAGTTCCCATTCTACCAATAGTTTCAGATGCTTCCGCTGCAACTCTTATCATTTCAATAGGATTTTTAATTACATTAAGAGGTTTTAATCCTGTAAATATTTCTTTATATCCAGCTTGAAAATAATTTCTTTCCGCATAACCTATAAAATCTCTATAAGCTCCAGATTTTGTATATTTTTCAAAAATTGGTTGATAACCTAACTTTGTTCTTATTGGTTTTACATACATTGCAATACCATTTATTGTTGAATAAAAAGGTGGATGCCATGTTTTAGAAAGAACAGCAGATGAAAAAGCATCTCTTGGCAAGTTATTATACATAAATTCTGGATTCAATTGTGTAGCTCCTGCTCTTAATAATCTTGTAGGACCACCAATAACTTTTGTTATATCATCCCAAACAGTTCTTTCTATACCTTTAAATCCTCTTGCAAAATTATCACCAACTTCATAAACTTTTCTAATACCATCTCTATATATTTGTAGTTCAGTAGCTTTTAATGCACCCTGTTCTTTTCTAAATACAGAAAATCCATCAGCAACATCATCTGGAAGTTTCTGACCTTTTTCTATTATACCAGCTTTCTCCAGTTCACTTCTTTGCACTCTTGTTGCTTTTGTTCTTGCTGGAACTTCATATACCTCTGGAAATGATCCAGGTTCTTTTTTTTGTATTGCAAGAATAAGATCAATAATATTTCTATGAGCCATATTTCTTTCTGATATAGTTCTTAATAAATAAGTATTATTAACAACAGTTCCTAAAGGAGAATATGTTTTAAATTTAGACCCTTTTATTTTTCTTAAAGGATTAACTATTCCTTCACCATATTGTTTTGAACCTTTAACATCTTCAATAACTCTGGCAAATGTAACATGATCTTTATTTGCTTCAATCATTGCTTTATATCCATCTTCTGTAAGCATACCTTCGTCTTTAAAATTTTTTAATTGTGTTTTTCCATAATCAACAATATCTTTTTGTCTTTTCATTAAATCTGGATTTTTTTTAATAAAATTTTTAGATGCTTGTAAAGGAACACCAGATTCAATATTTCTTTTAGTAAGTTCTATTGTTCTTGCAGCTTTAAGAGCATGATCTATACTGTTTAAATATTGATCCATATTTTTACCATCTTTAGTTTTTCCAACTCTTTCTTTTAATGATGGTCCTATAATTTCATAACTATTTTTAAAACTATCTAATGTTCCAGAATAAATATTATGTTCTGCTACACCTTTTAAACCAGGTTGAATTATTAATCCCTCATAAGGATCAACTACTTTATCAAAGTTAAAATTAAGTTTTTTTGCTTTATTTGTTAATTGTTTAAAAACATTAGCTGTATCAATTCCATAATATAAAAAATCATTTTTTAATTTTTTATAATCTATAGATTCTTTAATTGGTTTTCTTTCAATGGTTTCTTCTATTTTTAAAGCATCTTTATCTAAAGGTTTTTTAGAATTAATAATAATTTCTTTTGTTGGTTTTGTTTCTTGTTTTGTAATATCTTTGTAAGCTCTAAATGGTTTTATGTTTATACTTGCAGCATCTTCAGCTATAGTTCTATCTTTAATCATATCTTCATATATTTCAGATTGATGTTTTCCAGTTTTGTTAACTGTATCTTTAATGTTTTGTTTTGCAAAAGTATAACCTAATGGTAATGATAATATATTTTGAATTAAAAAATTTTCTGCGTCAGGAACTTCATCACCTAAAATAACACCCGACCCAACAAGTGCAGTATTAAATGCTAATGTATTTGCTAAAACACTATTTTTTAATGGTCCTAAAAATTTAGTAGAAACTCCACCAGTATAAAGTGTTATACCTTCTTTAACACCAGCACTTAAACCTTTACTTAAAAATAAACTCCAAAATTCTGGAAAACTTTTTACCTCTCCATTTTGTCTCATATCAGAATACATTTCTCTTATTGTTCCACCAGTTAATCCAGAAGCAAATAATGCTGCATAAGGATTTTTTGTTTTATATAAACCATAAGCATAACCACCAGCATAAATAGGAAGTTCAGCTGCCATACTAACTCCCTCACCAATTAATTTTTCAACAAAACCAATATCATCTGGTTCAGGTAAATTCATTTTCATACCACGACCAGCATGAACATTAAGCATTGTATTAACTGTTGAGTCTCCTAATTTTTTTCTTACTAAAGGACCAAGATCAAAATCTTTACCCCATAATTTTTCTGTTAATGTTTTGTTTATTTTTTCTGCTTCAATATCGCTAGTATTATTATTATTAAATAATTGTAAATCTTCTTCAGAAACATAATCTTTAATTCCATCTGTCCAATATTGTTCTATTTTTTTTGTGTTAGGTTCTTTATAACCAAAATAATTATTTACATCTTCTGTAGAAAAACCTCCTTGTAACAAAGCATCAGATTTTTCTTGTACATGATTTTGTATAATATCTTCAGAAAAACCAGCATCTTGTAATGCTTGAATTTGTTGAGATCCACTCATTATAATAATCCTACTCTTTTTAAATATTCATCTTTAGTTTCATTAGGAAGTTTTGGTGGATATTTTTTTTTATCTTCTTCTTTAAAATTTTCAAGAATACCTTTTTCTATATCTCCTTGCGTTGGAAGATAACTAGAAATATCACTACCAATAAATTTTTTATTATCTTTACTTAATAAATCTTTAGCTGAATCACCCAATCTTCTTCTTTCAATAAATTTTTTAAACATATCATTTTTAAATTGATTTAAACGATTATCTAAATTTTTATCTACATATTTAGAATAAACTGGTCCTTCTATTTGAGGTTGATATTTTTTTATAAAATTAAATAATTCTTTATTATCTTCTATAAAAGAAGGATCTTTTATATTTGGTAATAAATAATCTATATAAAATTTTAAATCTACATCTGGATTAATTCCATCACCAGCTCTTTGTAAAATGCTTAATGGTTTATCTTCACCTTCTAATACAAAAGGTGTTGAAATATCTTTAATTTTTCCTTCTAAAATTTTAAAAGTAATTTCATCATTTTTATAATAATTACTTATTTTTTTAAGTTCATTGTTACCTTGTTTAGTTGAAAGATCTATAAATTGTTGTTTACTAGAAATACTAATGTCATCTTCATAATCACCAAAAACTTCATTAATTTCAGCAACATTAAATATACCTTTTGTTTTATAACTATCATAAACTCTTACTGAATTTTGAATCGCTTGATCTCTTTGTTGATTTCTTATTCCAGTATTTATATTGTTAATTTCTGCGTTAGATTCTCTTCTTTGAGTTTCAGCTAAATCAATTAATTCTTTTTTTTCTAATGGATTTAAAGATTGAAATAATTTAATTTTATTTACATCTCCATTAAATGTTCCATTTTTAATACCTTCAAAATCATTTATAATATCTAATCCAATTTTACCTTCTAATGATTTTAAATCAGAAAGAAGAAAATCAAATTTTTGTTCTTTAATAACAATGTCTGCTTTTTGAGAAAATTTTATAACCTCTTCTGATTCTAAAATATTATATTTACCTTCAATTAATTGTTTTTTAAAAAGTTCTGGTTGAGTTAATAACATTCTATTTGCTACAGATGTAGCAGAAAATTGTTGATACTTTAATTTAACTTCTTTTTTTAATTGTGGTTGATCATTGTAATATGGATTAGAATCTAATCTTTGATCTATTTCTCCATATAATTGATCTAATCCTGAACCATTAGGTAATGCAGAAAGAGCAATAGTTTTTTGTGAAATGTAATCACTGTCAATGTCAGATGATTCTTTGAATTGAGTTTTTCTTGATTCTAACAAAGCATTAGATTTTAACTGTGATGCTGAAGCATAGAATTTAGATTTAAAAATTTGTTTGCCAAAACGAGATAAGTTTTGACCTTGGCTAGATGACATAAAATTATATAGTTTATCTACACCTTGATCATAAATACTAGAAGCATCTGAAGGATTACCATTCTTTCCTGTTTCACTTGAAAGAGTTAAAAAACCATTAGGTCCACTTTCATTATCTTTATAAGAATCAGCTATAATCTTATCTACTTTATTATTTTCTTCTAACGTTCTTTCTTTAATATATTCTTGTTGAACAAAGTCAGATACAGGTTGTAAAGCAGCACCAACAGTTTGTGATAAAGGTATTTGTAAATTAGAAGTTACACTTGGTCCTTGAGATGTTATTGTAGATTTAGATTCAAATGTAGGTATTTTTGGCATTATTGATTCCTTGATCTGTTAGAAGATTTAGATTTTACTCTTAAATTACTTGTACTATTATTTCTAGGGTTTCTATCTTTATGATCTATATCTTTACCCAATATACTATTACCATATTTTTTTTTCATAATTCTTCTTGCACCATTTCTACCAGCTCTATTTTTTTTCTGTTTTGTTGTAGAGTGATAATTAGCATATTCTGATTTATAGTTTCTCATTATGAATAATTACTAAATGTTGAATTGTTAGCTGTAGAACCAAACTGTCCTTGAGATGTTATTGTAGATTTAGATTGAAATGTAGGTATCTTTGGCATTGCTATCCTCCTCCACCACTATAACTACTCATTTTTAATAAACTTGTACCAGTAGAAGCAATAGTTCCTATTTGTGCAAGTTTTGCTTGTTGTCTAGCAACTTGACCAGATATTCTAGCAAAGTTTGCTTCTTCAAATTTTCTACTTTTACCTATTTCAGTATTATATCTGGCAATATTTTTTTCTACTTCTGCTTCATATAAATTTGATAGTGCTATGTTTCTAGCTGTACCAGAAAATGTAGCACCAGATTTTAAAGTATTAACTACTTGAGTTCCTTGTAATTTTCTAAAACTTTTATCAAATTGAGCAAGTTCTAAATTTAATTTATCATCTAATATTTGTGCTTCTTGTTCTTTAACAAGAGCATTACGATTAGCAATAGATTGATTGTATTTACCAATCGCACCTTGTTGTTTATATTGTGCATAACCTAATGCACCTACTACTGCTCCT